CGAATAATGCGAAATTATAACGTAGTCCGCTGTCTTGTAAGAGATCCAACGTAGATTTTCGATATTGTTCAGAACGCCCCGTAGTAATTATAATACAATCATTTTCTGGAATTGTATTCCAAAATTCAATAACTCCGGGCAATAATCGATCCTTGCCAAGCAAATGTGCATTATGATCTAAAATAGTTCCATCTAAATCAATAAACCAAGTATGTGTTAATTCACTTAATTCAAATGGAATCATAACTCTTGCAATCCTTGTTCGAGATAATACAATCCAAGATAAAAGCTACCAATAACACTGTCAATATCGTCTTTTGCATAACCGCTCAATGATAACCAAATCAGCCCGTGTAATATTTTAATCTTAGCAATGTCCTTGCAAAAATACTCAGTAAAAATTTCTTCAGCATATATTTCAAACCCTGTAGCTTCTTGTAAAATTTCTACAGTTTCTCTGTCGATATGAAGTTTGAACTTTCTACGATTAAACATATCGTAACCTCCGACTGCGCTATAATATACCTTAGCGAAGTCGTACATTGGATCTCCCCATATTCCTGGTTTACTAAAATAACCTCGAGGATCAATATACCATACTTTTAAATTTTTATCTACAAGACTGTTACTAAATGTTGGATCGCCGTGTATTGGTGTGAATACTAACGGTTGAATAGCTGTAAGAATAGTGTTAAATAGATGCTTGTGTTTTTCTGCAAATACATTTTTGCATTTTAATCCGTTTACTGTAATAGAGTCTTGATCAAAATTAGGAATTATTTTTGAAACACTATTAACACGATTTAATGTTTTTGTAATATAGGTATCAACTACATCTTCGCTAACTGCTGGTCTAGTAGATAGGTCGTGTAAGGACATTAATGAATCGAGGTAGTCGGCTAGTACTGCACGTTTTTCTCGTTCAGTAAGGTCTAACATTTGATATGCATGATTTCCATTAATTTTAGTCATGACATACGGATCTGTTGAAATAATCTTTGGAATTCTACGGAATCCTAGATCACTAACACTCTTATACCAATCTTGTTCTTTTCCTATCAAATGTAGATAGTCAGAATCAATTGCACGTTTTTCAACAGTAGATTCGTTAATTTTAACCTCATTAAAAAATCTACTAAATCCTGCTCGATCGTTTTGTGTTTCAATAGTTGAAAAGTCGCCTAGTTCTTCTAAGTCATTACATAATAATGTATTAAATTGTGTTACGTTTTTGCTAAACCATTTTACAAATTCTCCGCTTGCGGGCGGTTCTGGAAAATACTCGGCACGACTAGCATAAAATATTCCGGGTATACCGTTTGGTCCTGGTTGTTCTATTAATGCTCCAGCTTCGTTTTGAGTCCATCGACAGGTAAACGCATTTGTTGTAATGACAGTAGGAATAGCTGAATTTAGAATAGATGGCATACTGCCAATAATCAAATCACTCCAGGTGATTATAAGTTCGGCATCTTTAGGAACACTTTTAAGTGCATCACCAATTCCACTAGCAGTTCCTTTTTCGTTGGTCTGCGTTAACGTATATTGAACTGTTGGAGTATTTACTTGTAGATATTTTTCAAGTTGGTCGTAGGCATAGTCGCCGATTATGTGAAAATATGCTGTAGGAAATCGATCAAATAAATGATACAGCAATGGCTTCCCTCGAACACTAACTAAACATTTTGGTTTATTCCAAGTGTGATGTCGTAATCGACTGCCTCGGCCGCCTGCTTGAACAATAATGTGTAAATTCATATCAATATTTATGTGCGCATTTAATTGGCTAAATAATTTCCATGAGCACTAATAGTCTAACCGTAGTATCTACATTTTCCAAAGATCTTTGGGAACAATATGGGAATCGATCGATTCCAACGTGGTTTCAACATTTTGATTCAAATGTCAAATTTCACTTTCATACAGAATTTGAACCTATAGTTGACCAACGAATAACTTATTTTTTAGATACTAGAGAAAAATTAAATTTTTTAGAAAGAAATAATGCAATTGGACGAAACGGTACCAAAGACATGCATCCTGTGGGCAGAAAGTGGGATACATATTGTCACAAGGTATATGCCCAATACGAGTCATTTAAAACTGCCAGTACTAGATTTCTTTTATTTTTAGATGCTGATGTAGCCGCGTTGAAACCGTTTAATGGTACTATTGCTGCTGATTTATTAGATAAACATTTTTGTGGATTTATTGGTAGAGATACGCTTTTAACTGAAACAGGATTTATTTTATACGACTTACATAATCCGGGAACATCGATTTTCTTTGAAAGTTTTATAGATTTATATAATAAAGATCAATTATTTAATTTAGAATCTTGGTGTGACTGCGGAGCATTTGATCACATTAGAAAAAATTCTCCATTAACATTTAAAAATTTATCTGGACGATACAGTTCATTTATTGACCCAATTGCTGTTGGAGAAATTGGTGAATACTTTGATCACTGGATTAGTAAAAAAAGTAAACGGACAGGGTTTAGTAAACATCGAAAATTTAGAGGAAAAGTATGAGTAACATAGAAGTATTTTTAAAATGTAATAGAGAGACACTTCCCTCTCTTATCTGTTTAGATTTTTGGATTAAGGTATTTTTAGATTATAAAGTTACAATTATTTGTGACTTGTTCGATGTAACTAACTCGCAGCCTAGCCCAGAATTAAAAAAAGTTGCAGGAAATATCCCAATTATTAATACAGATTATTCGTTGTCAAAACCATTTGGTCATCTTCTTAAAGTTGAAAGATGGCACAATGTTTGCTCGTCCAATCTAACGTGTTTTAAAACTAACAGCAGTAATAATTTTTGGTTAATCGATGCCGACGATACTCAATTTTTAACAACTGACATTGATATGATTAAAGAAAAAGTCAAACGTGCAGAACAATATTTTGTTACTGGAAATCTTGACGGATTATCTTTAGACTTTTATAGAGAAATTAAAAAAGATCACTGGAGTTTTGGAATGGTATTATTTCGTGGAACATTAGATCTTGCGCCGTTGGCTAAGTTAACTCCTGATGATTTGTACAAATACAAAGGGTTAATTTTAAATTTTGATAGTGTGCTCGACTATGCTCGTAGAAGCGGGACGATGAATTTTCAAAGTTTTGTATTTGACAATTGTTTCTTTCAACACTGGTTAGAACAACCAGCGTTGCCGTATGGTATCTACTTTTGGAAAGATCGTAAAATTTGGAATTCTATCAATCTACGTGCAGACGTAGTGTCTTTTTAAAGATTCTTTTGCCAATATTCTGAATTTTTAATCCAGCGGTAATAGATTTCAAATCCTTCGTCGATATCAACTTTGGGATTAAATCCGAAGTCTCGACGTGCTGCGGTAATGTCTAATGCACCGCGGCTGGGAAAATCTGCATCCTTTTCCTTAACTTCAACTGTGCCGTTACCTGCTAGGCTAACTGCTAGTTCGGCAGCGGATAACAATGTCTTGCTGTGACTTTTGGTTATGTTATAAGTTTTATTTGCAGTATTTTCTGCAAGAGTGGCTGATACAATCCCGTCGGCTGCGTCATCCACGTAGGTAAAGTCTAGAGTTTCGTTGATACCATTTACTTTAAGAACGCCGCCTCGCATAGCAGTTAACAAGAATTTACTAATAACTCTGTCCTCAACATCAAGTGGACCATATACTGCACTTGGACGGAAAATTGTATGTTCTATTCCGTACTTACGTGTGTAGTCTTTAATTAGCCACTCTCCGGCAAGTTTCATAATGCCGTATTGTCCTTGCGGATTGCATACTACATCTTCTTTAACAAAATCTTTAAAATCACCGTATACCATGCTAGAGCTTGTGTAAACAAATCTTTTTACATTATACTTTACACTTAATTCTAATAGATTGAGCAAGCCTTCACTCATAGTACGTGAGCCAAGTGCAGGATTTGCATTTACTACTTTTTGTCTTGGAAAACTCGCAAGATGTATTACTGTATCAAATTTATATTTTGAAAATAACCGATTCATGCCAACCGGATCGCATATATCTATAAGATAAACTTCACTTGATTTTATTTTTTTAGAACGCTCAGATAATAGATAAGCAAGTTCAGGCTGTGGAATAATCCCATAATTAGTTTGCGTATCAGTAATTACAACACTATGTCCTTGTGCTTCTAATTTACTTACTACATTGTGACCAATAAGTCCCTGGCCGCCTGTTACTAGGATGTTCATAATGATGCGTCTTCTAATCCGGATACTCGTAGTTTAACAATGTTACTAAGGTGCCATTGTTTCTGATCAAGTGCTTTGATGATGCCTAACCATTTGTTGCGTAGTAAGGCAAAATCGTTGATAATCTTTTCAAAATCTACAACGTCGGCTTCACCTTCAACGAACTTTTCACAGTCCCTTGAAGATAAAGCTCGTTGATAGTTTTCTAAATACTTGCGAAAATGTTGACTACGAAGCCTACGAAGTTCAATGTTTAAGTACTCAAGGATACCTTCAATTTCTTGAAGTTGATTAAAGCGTTCTTCCACGATGCCGGGCATTTGCGAACTTGCCTTCTCGATGTTTCCCGCTATGCGGACATCTTGTTTTGCTTCGATTAACTCAGCTTCATAATAGGCCACAGCATCTGGAATGTTGCTTATATCTTTACTAACCCTATCATACCAATTCATTTATTCCTCATCTTCGTCGTAGTATTCTTCTTCCTCGTCTTCGATTTCTTCACCGTC